GCGCGAAAATGAATCACGCGGAGGCGCGGAGAAGAAAAGGGAAGGCCAACTTGGGTGGGAACAAGACATAGCCCCTCCCTTCCAGGGAGGGGTTGGGGTGGGTTGCGAGCGTAGCGAGCTTCTGCCCGATCGACCGTAGACCGCCGCTACGCGGCGCACCCACCCCCGTCCCCTCCCTAGAAGGGAGGGGAGTAGGGAACGTCCGCTTCTGGTCGTTCTAGGCCATCCTCCCCTTGCAGGGGAGGAATTTACGATCGCTTCTGGTCGCAGCCCGTGATCCCCACCGGCGTCATCCTGACGGAAGTCAGGATCCATTCTGCGCTATGCCCGAGAGCAAGCGCTGAATGGATCCCGGATCAAGTCCGGGATGACGATGGAGGGAGAGGAGGTGGCTTTCCGGCGAAAGGTCATGGATGGGTAGCACAATATTTGGTTTCAATGTGAGACCTTTATTCCTGTGTGCGCGGGCGCTACATCGAAGCGTCATGGGCCGGGCTTAGGCTGGCGCCGTTGCAATATAAGGATTTCTCATGCTGATCGACCGTCTGAACTGGCGTTATGCCACCAAGAAGATGAACCCGGACAAGGTGGTGGCCGAGGACAAGGTGGAGCGCATCCTGGAGGCGGTGCGGCTGGCGCCGACGTCGAGCGGGTTGCAGCAGTTCGAGGTGATCGTCGTCACCAACAAGGATATCCGCGCCAAGATCCGGGCGATCGCCTGGGACCAGGCGCAGGTGACCGATGCGTCGCATCTGGTCGTCTTTGCCGCCTGGGACAATTATACCGCCGACCGGATCAACGGCATGTTCGACCTGGTCAATGACGAGCGCGGTTTCCGCAACGAGGGTTGGGAAGCCTATCGCCAGATGCTGCTCAACACCTATCCGCAGCGCGACGCGCAGACCAATTTCGAACATGCCGCGCGCCAGGCCTATGTCGGCCTGGGCATCGCACTGACCGCCGCCGCCTTTGAAGAGGTGGACGCGACGCCGATGGAGGGCTTTGACCCGGCCGCGCTGGACGAGATACTCGACCTGCGGGCGCGCGGGCTGCGCTCGGTGGTGATGATGCCGCTGGGCTATCGCGCGGACGAGGGCGACTGGCTGGTCAATTTGAAGAAGGTGCGCCGCCCGGCCGCCGACTTCATCTCGCGCATCGATTGATGGCGCCCGGATAGGGATTAACCGCAATAGGCGGTGGTCCGTGACGGCCCCTATATGGGGCTGTGAACAAGGAGGATGGGCGCCGGAACAAGGCGCTCTCCTGCTTCGTTTCGCACCGATCAGGAGTGACGGACATGAAGATGGTCAGGATGATCGCGGCGGTGGCCGCTGTTACGATGGTCGCAACCCCGGTGCTGGCGGCGAGCCTGAACAGCAAGGATCGAGCGCGGGTGGCGCGGGCCGATCCGCGCGACCGCGACGATGTGCGCTATTGCCTGCTCCAGGGCAAGAAGGGCCGCGACAAGGGTACCGCGATCGGCGCGGGCGTGGGTGCGGGCGCGAGCATCATCGCCGGCGGCGGCGTGGGCGAGACGGTGCTGGCCGGCGCCGGTGGCGCGGCGGCGGGGCGGCTGATCGGCAAGGGATCGGGCACCAATTCCCGCTGCGACGAGGTGCTGCGGCGGAACAGATGATCCGGGCCTGAGGCCGGGCGAAAGGGGCGCGGATTTCCGCGCCCTTTTTCGTGGATATGGTCAGAGGCCGGCGACGAGTGCGCGCAGGGCGGTGTGGGGCGAGGCGGCGAGATGGTCGCGCATCATGGTGCGGAAGGCGGGGGTGGCGCTGGTCGCGGCGGTCTGCATCCAGTGGGTGGCGGCGGCGATGTCGCCGGCGTCGGCCAGCAGCCGGCCATGGTTGAACTGGCCGCGAAAATCGCCGCCCTCCGCCGCGATACGATAGCATTCGCCGGCGCGGGGCAGGTCGCGGGGGAGGAGGCGGCCTTCCTCATGAAAGGCGCCGAGGAAATTGATCGACTTGGCATGGCCGAGGGCAGCAGCCTTCTGGAACCAGTCGAGCGCCGCCTGTTCATCCTGGGCCACGCCCGCGCCGAGGCCGAGCGCGCTGCCCCAGTTATACATGCCCCAGTCGAGGCCAGCTTCGGCTGCGCGGCGATAGCAGGCGGCGGCTGCGACCGGATCGACCGGCGTGCCCCAGCCCTTTTCATGGCAGCGGCCGACCATGTTGATCGCCATCACATGGCCCGACGCGGCGGCGAGGCCGAAGTGGCGGAAGGCTTCGGCCGGGTCGGCGGCGATGCCCTGACCGTCGAGCAGCAGCTGGCCATAATAGGCCTGGGCGTCGGGCAGGCCGGCCTCGGCACCGGCGCGGATCAGCGCGGCGGCGGCTTCCGGCGAGGCGGCGAGCTGCGCGCGCATCTGGTCGGCGGTCTGGGACAGGAGGGGCGAGGGGGCGGTCATCAGGGCAGGTCTCTGGCTTGGATATTGCGACTGATTAGCAGGGTGGGGCGGCGCTGGAAACAGGGCGGCAATATTTTGGGCGGGCGAGTCCGAAGGGCGTGCCCCTCTCCAAGTTTCGGTAGGCGGCTGGGCGCCGCTTTCCAGCTTTTGGCAGGCGGCTGGCGCCGCGGGCCTTCCCTATCCTCTCCCCGAAGGGGCGAGGATTTTTTGCATAGGGGGATGCTCCGAAGCGGAGGGGGCGCCGGCCCTTTATCGATCCGTGAACCGAACCCAGGATTTTACCTCGGTTTCCCTTGGTCGGCCCTGGTCGTCGAGCGCCGGCAGATAGCGCTGGCCCATCGCCACGAGGCAGGCGGTGTCGTCATATCGGCGCGTGCCGGATGATTGGGTGATGCGGCAGGACCGGGGGCGGCCGGTGGCGTCGAGCCGGATGGTATAATCGCTTTGCAGCGCGGTTGCTGCCTTGTCCGGGTCGCTTGCGATCGGCGCCTTGCCGTCGAGGGCGATCGGCGTGGCGCCGCCCATGTCGCCCTGGAAAGTCGATGGTGCCGGCTCCCAGAACAGGCGGACGACCGGGATCGTCCCATCCTGACCATTTCTGTCCTTCACCGCTGCCATCCAGCCCATCTTCATCATGGCGAGCCGGCAGCTTGCCACGGCGATGGCGGTGCCGCCGGTGATGGCCGAGGGGGTGCAATCCAGCTGGTCGCTGTTGGGGCGGCGCGTGATGCGGACGGTGGCGGCACCGGTCGATGCGGGCGGCAGGGCGACGAGCGCATAATCCTGGGGCGTGGGCAGGACGAGGGGCGTGACGACCGGCCCGCTGGCCTGGGCGAGTATGAGCAGGATTGGTGCGAGGGGCATGGGCGCAGATTTGATCGCCGCCTGGCTTTTGTAAAGGCGGGTCGGTCCGCAAGGGCGCGCTCCTCTACAGGTTTCGGTAGGCGGCTGGGGGCGCTTTCCAGCTTTTGGCAGGCGGCTGGCGCCGCGGGCCTCCACTATCCTCTCCCCGGCGGGGCGAGGATTTTTGTTTATGGGGACGATCCGATGAAATGGTTCGGGATGAAGGCGGCGGCGGGAGAAGCCGGACAGGAGGGGCGGGGGCGGCCGGTGCTGGCGCGGGCCTGGGGATCGGGCGCGGTGGCGCTGGGCGAATGGCCGGCCAGTTATGAGGCGCAACTGCGCGCCGGGGTGATCGGCAATCCGGTGGCGCAGCGGGCGATGCGGCTGGTGTCCGAAGCTGCCGGGGCGTGCGCGCTGAAGGTCGGCGGGGTGGACGCCGGAGCGGCGGTGCGGATCGGGGCGCTGGTGGCGCGGGCGTCGGCGGGGCAGGGCCTGATCGAGACGCTGGCGAGCCATGTGCTGCTGCACGGCAATGGCTATGTGCAGGTGATTGCGGGCGCGGACAGGATGCCGGCCGAGTTGTTCGCGCTGCGGCCCGAGCGGGTGAGCGTGGAGGCGGATGCGCGCGGCTGGCCCGCCGCCTATCTTTATCGGGTGGGCGAGAGCGTGACCCGGCTGTCGCCCGAGGATGGCGCGGGGCGGACCAGCCTGCTCCATATCCGCGCGCTCCATCCGCTCGACGATCATTATGGCCTGGGCTGTGTCGGTGCGGCGGCGGGGGCGGTGGCGATCCACAATGCCGCCACGGTGTGGAACAAGGCGCTGCTCGACAATGCGGCGCGGCCTTCGGGCGCGATGGTCTATGCGCCGGGCGACGGATCGGTGCTGAGCGCGGAACAGTTTGAGCGGGTGCGGCGCGAGATGGAAGCCGCGTTCAGCGGCGCGGCCAATGCCGGGCGGCCGATGCTGCTGGAGGGCGGGCTCGACTGGCGGGCGATGAGCCTGTCGCCGGCCGAGATGGACTTTGTGGGATTGAAGGCGGCGGCGGCGCGCGAGATCGCGCTGGCGTTCGGCGTGCCGCCGATGCTGATGGGGCTGCCGGGCGACAATAGCTATGCCAATTATCGCGAGGCGAACAAGGCGCTGTGGCGGCAGACGATCTTGCCGCTGGTGGGGAAGATCGGCGCGGGGCTGGCGCAGGGATTGCAGGGCTGGTGGCCGGGGCTGAGCCTGGTGCCGGATCTGGACGCGGTACCGGCGCTGTCGGACGAGCGCGCGGCCCTGTGGGAGCGGGTGGCGGGGGCGGATTTCCTGACCGCCGAGGAGAAGAAGGCGATGTTGGGCATTTGAGGTTCGCGCGGAGACGCGGAGGCGCGGAGATTTTTGTGCTGCCGCCTGCGGCGGACTTTTCTCTTCTCCGCGTCTTCGCGGCTCCGCGTGAACCTGTCTGCTTTCTAATGGCGGCAATGGCCCTGCGCGGTCCAGCGGCCGCCGCTGTCGAGGCAGCGATCCTGCGCGAGCCAGTCGCTTTGCCAGAGGCAGAGGGCGGCGGCGATCAGGACCAGCAGTGCGCCGAGCAGCGCGCGCTTCACACCCACTTCACAGGGGCCGGGCGAGGCTGTCGAGGCGGCAGAAGCCGTTGTCCATGTTCCAGCTGCCGCCCTGCAACAGGCAGTCGCCGGCGCGGAACAGGCCGAAATGCCAGGCGATGAGGCCGAGCGCGAGGATGACGAGGGCGATCAGCAATTTGCGAGGGGTGCGCTTCATGCGGGCCCAGATAGGGGCGCGCGGCGCCCAAGGGAAGGCGGAACCATGAAAGAGGAGATGCTGGCGCGGCTGGTGGCGCAGGCCGAGGGCGCAGGGCTGCCGGGGCGGGGGGACATGGTGATGATCCGGGCGCTGATCGAGGAGGCGAGCGAACTGGGTGCCGGGCGGGCGCTGGCGCGGCTGGGGCTGGAGGACCGGCGGGCCGAGGCCGACATGCGGGAATTGCGCGAGCTGCTGCGCGCCTGGCGCGACGCGAAGAAGGCGGCGCGCGGGGCGGCGATCGGCTGGGCGGTGCGGATCGTGATGGCGCTGGTGCTGCTGGGGATGGCGGTGAAGATGGGGCTTGTCGGGCTGGTGAAGGGATGAGCGGGCGGGGGGAAGCGGGCGCGCTGCGCTTTGCCGGCTATGCCGCGATCTTCGACCGGGTGGACCGGGGCGGCGATGTGGTGCGGCCGGGCGCGTTCGGCGCGGTGACGGCGGCGCAGGTGCCGCTGCTGTGGCAGCATCGGCCCGGCGCGCCGATCGGCCGGATCGAGATGGCGCGCGAGGACAAACGCGGCCTGCGGGTGATCGGCCGCGTGTCGCGGGCAAGCGCGGCCGGGCGCGAGGCGGCGGCGATGCTGGCGGCCGGCGCGGTCGATGGGCTGAGCTTTGGTTACCGCGTGAAGGCGGCGCGGGGCAGGGGGCCGCGCGAATTGCTGGCGCTGGAGCTGGTGGAGGTGAGTTTGGTCACGCACCCGATGCAGCCGCTGGCGCGGGTGATCGGGGTGGAGCAAAGGTTGAGTGTTTGATGTCAGCGAGATGAAATGGGAAGCGAATTTAACGACCGCTATCGGATCACTATTGGCAGACGGCTGCGTAAGCGCATAATGATTTTTTATGAGCCAACCACATGCGCCCTATATCGTGAAATGGATCGCCGAAATTCTTTGGACGATTCCTGCGCCAACGCAGACTTGGGCTGACATTTTAGGCCATATGGCTTGGCCGGCAGTGACAGTGTTCCTGGTTTTTAGGTTTAGAATTTCAATGAGAAGGATGCTGAATATCTTAATCGAGAGGTTCAAAACCGATCATGTAAAGACACCATTGTTCGAATTGACGCCTAATTCCCAGGTCATGGTTCTTGATCCCGATGAGGTCGATGAGTCTACCGATCATTATGAGTCAGCCGACATTCAACGAATCGAAGCTATATTCGCGTTCATTGGCACCGAAGATGGGTGGGAAAAAATTTCCCGCTGGATCAACCAAAATTTCGGTCAGACGTTGGATATAGAGGATTTCGTAACCAGCCCGGATCATGCTAAGGACCGCGAACGAGCCTTCATCGAAATTGAAGGATTAGAGATATGAGCAAGAAATTTTTCACCAAGGTTTCCCCGAAGGCCGTTGGAGGAATCCGCCGCCTTTATGAGGCACAAGGTGGAGAGGTCCACGCAAAGCTACAAAGCGATGGTTCGGCTATTGTGGTCGTTACCATGATGGATAACAAGGATAAGCGCCGGAAGACCCCGGTAGCTGCCTGATATGTGAAGCACATGTTTTCCGGGGTGCAGCTAGACGCTGATGATATGTGGAAGCATTCAGGGTCTTTGCAAATTCGCCTTGAATAAAACTGAAAAATTGCATGGCGCCTTGAGATTCGGATTAGGCGCTTTTGCAAGAGCGTTTCATCATTCAGGGGAAGTGTCTTCCCCTCATCCAACTTCGCTTAGGCAGCGCTGCTGCTGAGGCTTCATATCCTTCTTCCACAATGGGAGAAGGAAAAGGCGGGCGGTCCCAATCGGGGCCGCCCTTTTTCGTTTTGGCAAGCGGGAGATGGTTATGACGGAACAGGTGACGGACGGGCTGGAGGGCGCTTTCGAGGCGGTGGCGCAGGGCGAGCGGATCGCGGCGCTGGAGGCGCAACTGGGGGCGATGCGGGTGCAGATGGGGCGGCCGGCGCTCGATGGGGTGAAGGGCGGCGAGGTCGATCCGGCGCGCGGCGCCTTTGTCGAGCGCTATTTGCGGCAGGGACTGGAAGCCGGGGTGGAGCTGAAGAGCTTTTCCGGTGCTTCGGGCGCGGCGGGCGGCTATGCGGTGCCGCGCGAGATCGACCAGTTGATCGGTTCGACCTTGAAGGCGATCTCGCCGATCCGCGGCATCGCCAATGTCGTGCGGACCGGGACGGCGGGCTATCGCAAGCTGGTGAGCGCGGGCGGCATCGTGTCGGGCTGGGCCAGCGAAACCGGCGCGCGGGCCGAGACGGGCACGCCGAGCTTCAACGAGATCGCGCCGCCATCGGGTGAGCTGTACGCCAATCCGGCGGCGAGCCAGGCGATGCTGGACGATGCGCAATTCGATGTCGAGGGCTGGCTGGCGGGCGAGATTGCCCGCGAGTTCGCGGTGGCGGAGGGCGCGGCCTTCGTCAACGGCAATGGGACGAACAAGCCCAAGGGCTTCCTGACCTATACCACCACCAGCGAGGCGGACAGCGTGCGGGCCTTCGGATCGCTGCAATATGTGGCGTCGGGCGCAGCGGGTGGCTTTGCCGCGTCGAACCCGCAGGACAAGCTGATCGACCTGGTCCAGAGCCTGCGCGCGCCCTATCGCCAGGGGGCGAGCTTCGTGATGAACAGCGCGACGCTGGCGGCGATCCGCAAGATGAAGACCAGCGATGGCGCCTTCATCTGGCAGCCGGGGCTGGCGGCCGGGCAGCGATCGACGGGCTGGGCGATGCGCTGGCGGGCAAGCAGGATGCAAGCGCGGGGCTGGACGCGCTGGCGGGGCTGGCGACCACCGGGTTCGGGCGCGGCTGGCTGGAGCGGGCCGATGCCGCGGCCGGGCGGGTTGCGCTGGAACTTGGCAGCATCGCAACCCAGGCGGCGGACAATGTCGCCATCGCTGGCGGCGCGGCAACCGGGCTGACGACGCTGGGGGTGAGCCGGCTGGGCCAGGCGAGCGCCGCCCAGGTCAACATCCTTGCCGATCCGGGTCAGGTGGCGGGCCTGTCGTTGGGAACGGGCAGCGCACGCTGGATGATCGGCCGGGGCAGCGGTGCGGAGAGCGGCGGCGATGCCGGCAGCGATTTCATCCTGTCCAGCTATGCCGACAATGGCAGCTACAAGGCGACGCCGCTGAGCATTGCGCGGGCCAGCGGGGCGGTGACGATGACCGGCGGGCTGACGGTCAATGGCACGGTGGCGCGGCAGGGGAGTGGCACCACATCCTTCCTGGCGGATCGGACGACGAGCAACATCAATTCGGTGATGGAATTTCGCACGACGGCCGGGGCGCTGTTCATCGGCAACCGGGACGGCACATCCTTTGGCGTGGGCGCCAATGCCAATCTGTCGACGGGCAGCTGGATGACGGTGTCGGCGAGCGGGGTGAGCGCGCCGGGCCTGACCAGCGCCAATGCGCAGATCAGCGGCGGCAGCGTCACCGGCCTGAGCGCGCTGGGGCTGGCCCAGGGCGCGGCAGCGGCGGCCCTGACGATCGACAGCGCGGCGGGCCAATATGCCGGCATCAGCCTGCGCAGTGGGACCGGACTGCGCTGGACGCTGCGCAAGTCGAACGCGGCCGAAAGTGGCAGCAATGCCGGGTCGGACCTGGTGCTGCACCGTCATGACGACAGCGGCACGGCGATCGGCGCGGCGTGGCAGGTCCAGCGGTCGAGTGGCAACAGCCTGTTCGACGGCCATGTGGCGCCGCTGACCGACAATGCGCGCACGATGGGCCTGCCGAGCCAGCGCTGGTCGGTCATCCATGCCGCGAGCGGGACGATCAACACGTCGGATGCGCAGGCCAAATGCGATGTCGGCGCCGTGCCCGAGGCGCTGCTGGATGCCTGGGGCGATGTGCAATGGCGCCAGTTCCGCTTTGTCGATGCGGTCGCGGCCAAGGGCGAGGATGCGCGCTGGCATGTCGGGCTGGTGGCGCAGGCGGTGCGCGACGCGATCGACGCGCGGATGGGCGAGGGGGCGGCGGTGCGGCTGGGGCTGTTGTGCCATGACGCCTGGCCGGCGGAGGCGGAGGAGCGCGACGCGGAAGGCGTGCTGATCCGGCCTGCGCGGGCAGCAGGAGCGCGCTGGGGGCTGCGCTACGAGGAGTGTCTGGCGCTGGAGGCGGCGTGGCAGCGGCGACGGATCGACCGGATCGAGGCGCTACTGGCGGGAGGTGGCGATGCTGGCGGGTAAGGCACTAGGGGCGGCGTCGCTGGGCGATGCGCGCGGCGTTGTGGTGCGCTGGGACGGGGCATGGGCGGCGGGACTGCGGCCGGGACAGGGGGCGCGGGTGCGGGCGCCGGTCCGGACTGAGCAGCTAGAGGCGAACAGGGGGAGCGACAGGGCATGAGGCTGAACATCAAGGATCCGCAGGCGCGGATCGATCATGGCATCGACTGGTCCGCCTATCTGGCCGGACAGGTGATCGTCGCCAGCGCATGGAGCGTGGCGCCGGTGGAGGCGGGCGGCATGGCCGTCGAGGCGAACGCGTTCGAGGACCAGCGCAGCAGCGTGCGGCTGAGCGGCGGGATTGCCGGCCATGTCTATCGCCTGACCAACCGCGTCACCCTGTCCGACGGGCAGGTGGATGAGCGGTCGATCGGCTTTCGGGTGGAGGAGCGCTGATGCTGGCGGAAGCGGACAATGGCGCGGGGCTGGCGGCGTCGATGGCGGAGCTGAAAGCCTATCTGCGGATCGAAAGCGATGGCGAGGATGCGGTGCTGGCCGGACTGCTGCGGAGTGCGGCGGCGCTGTGCGAGCAATTTGTCGGCCAGTGGCTGATCCGGCGCGGCGCGCGCGAGACGGTGCCGGCGGATGGGCGCTGGCACAGGCTGGCGGCGCGGCCGGTGGTGGCGATCGGTGCGGTTGCGGCGGTGGACGATGCGGGGGCGGTCACGCCGCTGCCGGTCGAGGCCTATGCGATCGACATCGATGCGTCGGGCGATGGCTGGGTGCGGGCGGTGCGGCCGGGGGACCGGCTGGCGGTGGACTATCAGGCGGGGATGGCGACGGACCTCAACGGCGTCGCCGAGCCGCTGCGCCAGGGGATCATGCGGCTGGCGGCCGAGCATTTCGTCGCGCGGGGCGACGAGGGCGCCGCGCCGCCGGCGGTGGTGAGCGCGCTGTGGCGGCCGTGGCGAAGGATGCGGCTCTCATGACCGGCGATGTCATGCGGCTGACACTGACGCGGCGGATGGAGGAACGGGCGGCGCGGCGGCGGGCCGCGATTGTTGATGCGCTGGACGCGCAGGGCGTGGCGGCGGCGATCGAGGGTGAGGCGGTGCGGGCGTCGGCGCCGGGGCTGAAGGCGCGCTGGATGGCGGACCTCAGCCTGCGCGAGGCGGGAAGGAGCAGGGCATGAGCGCGGAGGTGGCGATACGCAGCGCGGTGATCGCGGCGCTGAAGGCCGACAGCGGCCTGATGGACCGGTTGAACGGTCTGTTCGATGGCGTGCCGGCGCGGGCGAGCGCGCCCTATGGCGTGGTCGGCGAATGTCTGGGCAGCGACTGGGGCGCGAAGGATGTCGAGGGGCGCGAGCTGCGCCTGTCGATCAGCCTGCATGACATGGCGGAGACGGCCGGAAGGCTGGGTGAATTGCTGGCGCGGATCGACCCGGTCATCCGCCTGGCGCAGGCGAGCGGCTGGCGGATCGTCACCGCCAGCCTGTTGCGGTCGCGGATCGCCCGGACGGGCGCGCGCGGCGAAGGCGGCTGGCTGGCGGTGGCGGATTACCGCATTCGCGTGGTGCGCGAGGCTATCGGCGCCTGATCAGATGCCGGGCTTATTATATTCCTCATATTCGCCGATGATCTTGTCGACATATTCGGACACCTGATCGTCGGCATCGGCCTGCGCATCCTTGTCCGACATGCCGTCGGCCTTGTCCTGCGCGAGGATCGCGGCGCGGAAGGCGGCTTCCTTGTCGGCGCAGGTCTTTTTGAGCTGACCCTGAAATTCGCCGAGCGGCACTTTCTTGTCGAGCGAGGGCTGGACCTGGGCCGAGAGGCAGCCGGCAAAAGCCTTGCGGGCGGCGCCGATGGCGTCGGCCGACGGCGCGGCCGCGAGCATCATCAGAAGGGGAGCAACCACGAGCATCAGACCTCTCCTTTAATCCGCGTTTTAGAACGCTTTGTCTGACGGGAGAATGCGCCATGGGCGTCGAAAAAGGAAGTGCGTTTCTGTTGAAGGTGGGAAATGGCAACGTCCCGGCAACATATGAGACGGTGGCCGGCATGCGCACCACCCAGCTGTCGGTGAATGGCGAGGCGGTCAACATTACCAGCAAGGATTCGGGCGGATGGCGCGAGCTGCTGTCGGGCGCGGGGGTGCGATCGGTCAGCGTGTCGGCGGCGGGCATCTTCACCGGATCGGCGGCCGAAATCCGGGTGCGCAATCATGCGCTGGCCGGCACGATCGAAGATTATGAGCTGAGTTTCGAGAGTGGCGAGCGGATGCGCGGCCGCTTCCTGGTGACGCGGCTCGACTATGCCGGCGACTATAATGGCGAGCGCAACTATGCGCTGAGCCTGGAAAGCAGCGGCGCGGTGGTGAGCGAATGAGCGGCGGGGCGGTGAACCCCGTGCGGGGGGAAGCGGCGCTGGACCTGGGCGGCGAGACGCTGGCGCTGCGGCCGAGCTTTGCCGCTTTGGTGGCGGCGGAGGAGGAACTGGGGCCGCTGTTCGCGCTGGTCGAGCGGGCGGCGGACGGAAAGCTGACGCTGGCCGAACTGGTCGGGCTGTTCTGGCATTGCCTGGTCGAGCGCGAGGGGCTGAGCCGGGAGGCGCTGGGCGAGGCGCTGCTGGCGGCGGGCCTCGCGCGGGCGACGCCGGTGCTGAAGGCGATATTGCAACAGATATTGGCGGGGCGATGACGCGCTTTGCGGATGGGGCGGGGCGGCTGGCGGGGATGACCGGCTGGCTGCTGGGATGGCGGCCGGACGAGTTCTGGCGCGCCACCCCGGCGGAACTGCGCGCCGTGCTGGCGGCGATGCGCGGCGAGGACGCGCCGGTCGACGGGGTGGATGCGGGCGCGCTGGCGCGGCTGATGCAGGCGATGCCGGACTGACCAGATCAGAAAATGGGGGGGCCCCTGGCAGCGGGAATCGAAAAATTGGTGGTGCGGGTGCGGGGCCAAACGCCGGGGCCGGGCCCT